GTGGTCCAACCGGGCCGACAGGTGCCACGGGTGCCACTGGTGCTACGGGGGCGAGTGGCCCTACCGGACCGACGGGTGCTACCGGAGCCACGGGCGCATCAGGGCCAACCGGCCCTACAGGAGCGACCGGAGCTACCGGAGCCACGGGTGCTTCAGGACCAACCGGTCCGACAGGAGCGACAGGTGCAACCGGTGCGACCGGTGCGACGGGAGCTAGTGGTCCAACCGGGCCGACAGGTGCCACGGGAGCTACAGGAGCGACCGGTGCGAGTGGCCCAACGGGGCCCACGGGTGCTACGGGTGCTTCAGGACCAACCGGTCCGACAGGAGCCACGGGTGCCACTGGACGTACTGGTGCCACCGGAGCAACAGGTGCGACCGGAGCAACAGGTGCATCAGGACCAACCGGACCAACCGGAGCGACCGGAGCTACCGGAGCCACGGGTGCTTCAGGACCAACCGGTCCGACAGGTGCTACCGGAGCTACGGGTGCGACCGGTGCTTCAGGCCCAACGGGGCCCACGGGTGCTACGGGTGCCACGGGGGCAAGTGGACCAACCGGACCAACAGGGTCAATAGGTGCCACGGGTGCGACGGGTTCCACAGGAGCAGTTTCAGTTGGAGCTACAGGACCTACGGGCCCTACTGGTGCCACCGGAGCTACCGGTTCGCCAGGTGCATCTGGAGCTTTATATATAGGTGCTACGGGGGCGACAGGTGCACTAGGACCAACAGGAGCCACGGGTGCCACAGGAGCGACCGGTGCGAGTGGAACTCAATATACTTGGAGAGGCGCATGGTCATCAGGTAGCATAGTATACAATTTGAATGACTGTGTTCAGGATAATGGCAACGGCTACGTCTGTATATTAGGGAATACGTCTTCTGGAGCCAATGAGCCCGGTACTGCCGGAGGAGCCAGTTATTGGAACTTACTGGTGCAAGGCTCAGGGAAGATGTTATCGAGATGGGAATACCCTACAGACGTATTCACCTCCCTTAACACGATAGCACAGGGCTCACTTTCCATTGAGCAGATGTGGATACCTTTTGCGGTCACAGGCACGGCTATGAAGATTGGCGGCTCGCTATCCATGAATACGAGTACCTCTGCTACCACCGCTTCGGTCAATTACTCCGTAGGCATGGGTATCTATACGCTTAACGGCTCTACACTATCTCTTGCTTCTTCCGGTTCGGCTAATAATGGATTCCGGTGGTCACAAACCGGGAGCACGACGGCCAACACTTCTATCCAAGGAATGCGGGAAATGACCGTACCTGTGAATATAAACATGACTCCGGGTGCATATTGGGTCGCGGTAGTCGTATCTTCCGCCACAACCTACACCGGCGGGGCTTTCACCATATATGGCAATAGTGTAATTGCCAGTGCGTCGGCAAACGCTGTCCTTTCACCAATCGGCAGTAACATAACGCGGGATGTTTTCCAATTCCAGGGCATCTATACTGCCGCTATCAATGCGAATGCAATACCAGCGACTATAGTAAGCGGAGGTATTAATATTACGAGTGCCTCGAACGTCCAGAGAGCCAACTTTTACAACGCTATTTATAATGCGACATATTAATATGAAACCACAGATTATTATGGACAACCAAATAGGATACCACAACACCGACATTGAACAGTCACAGAGCAGGCTGTTTAGGAGTGGTTATTATAAGGACTGCTCTACAATATGCCTCATCCCTTCGAGGGGTATGATGCCAGCAAAGGTAACCCAAAGTTGGCTCAATATGTTGCCCCTGATGAACCAGAAATTCATGAGAATCTTTATAATCGGTATGGAAATAGGTGAGGCTTACAGCCAGGTGATTGAAACGATATTACAGGACCCAAATCTCTCAAAGTGGTCATTTATACTGACTTTAGAGGATGATAACATGCCCCCACCAGATGGGCTGCCCAAGCTGGTGGAATCAATAAATCAGGGCTGGGATGTGGTTGGTGGGCTTTACTGGACGAAAGGTGAAGAGGGGCAACCAATGATCTATGGTGACCCAAAAAACACACCTGTGGACTTCATCCCACAGGTTCCTGCGTTAGAGGCAGTACAACCCTGTAATGGACTGGGTATGGGATTTACACTGTTCAGGCTGAGCGTGTTTAAGGATCAAAGATTACCTAAGCCCTTCTTTAAGACACTGAGTGAATATAGGGAGGGACAAGGTGTTAGAGCGTACACTCAGGACTTGTACTTCTTTGAGAATATTAAGAAGCTGGGTTACAGAGTCGCCTGTGATACAAGGGTAAAGGTTGGTCATTACGATTACGAGAGGGATATAGTATGGTAAAGAGAATTCTGATTACCGGTGGAGGTGGTTTCATCGGACACCATTTTGTGGAAGGCTTGCTGAAAAGTACTGACTGGGAAATCGTCATCGTAGATAGGTTGGACATTTCTGGTAATCTAGAGAGATTGCGTGACATCTCAATCTGGGACCAGGAGAAGAAGAGGGTGAAATTTCTCTGGTGGGACCTAAAATCACCACTGAACTACTTCATTAAAAGAGAAATTGGGGAGTTAGATTACATCTGGCATCTAGCCGCTTCAAGCCATGTGAACCGGAGTATTGAGGATCCAATGAGCTTTGTGATGGATAATGTTGTCGGAACATGCAATCTCTTGCTGTATGCCAAAGAAATGAAGACCCTTAAACTGCTGATTTACTTTTCGACAGATGAGGTTTTCGGTCCGGCTCCAGAGGGCGTAAACTATAAGGAATGGGACCGGTATAAATCGGGCAATCCCTATGCAGCCAGTAAAGCCGGCGCAGAAGAGTTATGTGTCGCCTTTGAAAACACTTATAAGATGCCGATTATCATAACTCACACGATGAATGTTATAGGTGAGCGCCAACATCCGGAGAAATTCATCCCAATGTGCATCAGCAAGATATTGCATGGAGAAACCATTACCATTCATGCAGATATGGCAAGAACAAAGTCTGGCTCAAGGTTCTACATCCATGCCAGGAACATCTACGACGCACTGTTATTCCTGACTACAAGAGGAGTATCTGGTGAGAAGTACAATATCGTAGGAGAGAAGGAGATTTCAAACCTTGAATTGGCAAAAACAATTGCAAATATCTTAGGGAAGCCACTATCCTTCGAGATGGTGGATTTCCATTCTTCACGACCGGGTCATGATTTAAGATATTCCCTAGACGGTTCCAAAATGAGGGAGATGGGATGGCTACCCCCAAAGACATTCGAGGAGTCATTGGCCAAAATTATTCACTGGAGTGTTGCGAATCAAAAATGGTTATGAGAAATTTGGTAAGCACTACATCTAGCATACCTAACAGTAAACAGGTTAAGTATAATCTCGGCTGCGGAAGTAATAGGCAGGAAGGATTCCTTGGAGTTGACCAGATTAAAACACCACAGGTTGACATCATGGCTAATCTCGAGGAATATCCCTGGAAGTTCGCCGAGGACGACTCAGCCGACGAAATATACTGCTGCCATTACATAGAGCACGTCACAGATCTGATAAAGTTTATGGATGAATGTTACCGAATTTTGAAGGTTGAGAGTAAGATGACAGTTATTGCCCCCTATTATTCTTCGGTCAGAGCGTGGCAAGATCCAACCCACAAGCGAGCAATATCAGAGAATACCTTTCTCTACTTTAATAAGGGCTGGCGCGCAGTGAATGGTATCGAACACTATCCGATAAAATCCAATTTTAATTTTTCATACGGGTATATGTTCAACCCAGAATGGATTGGGAGAAGTGAAGAAGCGAGGGCTTTCGCTGCAAAATATTACGTCAACGCCGTTTCTGACATACAGGTGATTTTAACCAAAATAGGAATATTACAGAGCGTCTAATGAGACAGATTCTAATTGGTGGGTACTGGGACAGCTTGTTTCTACCTACAAGTTCAACAGAACTCGACTCTATCAACGGTGGTTACTCATGGTCGAGTGAATGGGTTGCATCTAAAGTGATGCCCACAAATGGTACTCTTAGCCGTTTATCTGTCGAAATATACTATGATGGGTCATCCGGTACCGACCCAATGGGTTACTCATTCACTGTACTGAAAAATAATGTCGCAACAGCTCTCACTGTTAAAATAACATCGCCAGGTACTCAGGAAATAGATACTGCGGATACTGTATCTGTGGTTGCTGGTGATGAAATTTCACTACAGTGCGCACCGCAAAATAGCCCTACCACCACGGCAAACGCTCATTGGTCAATAATGTTTGAGGGCAGTACTGCCGGTGAAAGTGTAGTTTTGAGTGGTATTGAAGGTTATACATCAACACTATATGCTCCTGTGATGACGGCAAATGGTTATAGCGGTAGCTTGTCTGAAGCGGATGTTTTACAAGTTATGCCAACTGCCGGGACATTCAAGAAGTTATATGTCTTGTATCCCTATGGTCCAGGCGTAGGAGCGTCTTGGAAATTTACGCTGAGGAAAAACAGTGTTGACACCGCTCTTACTGTTACTATATCTGGTGCTACTGCATCTGGTAACGATACCGCGGATACTGTATCTGTGGTTGCTGGTGATATAGTCACCATGAGTTGTGTCGTTACCGGTTCACCTACCGCTCAGCCTGGCGCAATTAGCATGGTATTTGCACCTACCATTGATGGCGAATCTATAATAATGGGCGATTCTAATGATGCCGCGCATGACAATACTGCGTTTGAAACCAACTATCTTGGCCCTACAGATTATGACCAAGTCTATACGGTAGCCGGTAACGAATTTGTTGATTACCAAGGTGGCCAATCACCACCGCTAGGCATGATACTTAAAAAATTCTATGTTGCGCAGACCAGCGCATCAGGCGCTGGAGCTACCTGGAAATACGATATAAGGTGCACAGGTGATACTAATACGGGAATAACAGTCAGTATATCGGGAGCATTAGCAACAACAGGTAACGACACAACTAATACCTATAAATGTGTGGATTACGATAGGTTACATCTTGGAACTACCCCCACCTCAACGCCAACTGTATCTCAAACTTGTTGGTCAGTAGTCTGTTATATCGCACCAAAAGAACCATTACCAATGTTTTTCCCTACTTGACAAACTTACAGGAATATACTTAAATACAAGTGCGGATGTCGAACATGACAGATATACCAAAAGATTTTAAATGTGATTGTCCCATAGAAATCAAACCCATGGCCGAGTGGATACAAGAGGAGACAAAGAACTGTCGCCCTTGTATGCTGGGGCCGAGTCTCCAGTGGTACATCTCTGAATTAGAGGAAAATGGCGTCAAGGATAAAGCTACTAAACTAAAAGAGGTGGCCGAGAATGAAGACCCCTTGACAGTTTGCCAAACTATGGATAAAATAAAGCAAGAAGTGGAGAACCCTTTAAGGGAAAGGCTCAAAGAGTTCGACTGTGCGACTCAGATTAATGGGCAAAATATCACAGAATCATGATTCAAAGAAATATTTTTAAAAGAGGTGGAATATGGCAAAAATTCACATGGCTGCAGTCGCTGGTTGGCCGGTAAGGACCCTCCGCAGGATGGCCGGGATTCCCGCCCATCGTCCCAGCGCGTTTAACGCTTGCATCGGTAGTACGCTGAAAGGTCAGCGCTATCCGACTCCCCCAGTAGGCATGGGTGGACAACAGGACAAGCGAATCCAGGCTGCCTTCACGGGTGCGGTGCACTCCTGCTCCGGCAGACGTTTCGGCCCTGGTATTTCCTTTGAACGCTCCTAAGTAGCGTTTAAAAACCACAACGTAAATAAAAAAGACCCTGGCATTCTTTCCCGCCAGGGTCTTTGAATTTCTAAGAAGTAACACAATTAAGGCTTTACTTTACCGTACCGAGAAATACTACTATAGTAACATCGCTCATTCTCACAGGTTTTCCACATATTACAGCCAGTCACTATTTTAGCTTTGTCGCCATTCTCAGTAGAGGTAACTTTAAGAGGCGATATCACTACGGTAATCTTGTTTTTGAAGCCTTTCTGACAGTATTCGCTACAATCACCGACTGTGGACTGAATATTTACTTCCATTGCCTTCGAGGGTTTCTCCTTGCGTTCAACACACTAATTACCCAGTCTATGAAACATTTTTCACAGGTATTTGCATAAGTAATATCGGTTGGTTGCCGGCAAATCCAGCACTTCAAGTTAGGTCTAGTTTGTTTGGAACACTCACTTATTTTACGCTGAACGTATTCATAGTCATTCGGGTCAACTATAATACTCTCCATTGGAGATTGCTTAACAATCTGTAAGTACTTGTAAAAACCCGCTAACTTGGCACGTATCGGATCGTTTACATCTATTTTTTCAATAAGTTCGATAAAATCACTGGCAGTTACCTTATCCACAATTTCTATTATAGCCGTTCCTGAAATAAATTCAAGTAGGTGACTATATTTTAACCTTATTCTTGTTTTATAATATTGATGTGAATGAAAGCGATATTAAAAATGTAACATGTCCTCTTTGCTACGGAAAGGGGTGCTTCTATTGCGGAAATAAAGGCACAATCAAACATCATTCTAGATCTGAACTGCGGTTAGTAACGAGGGAGTCCCGTAAAGGTAAGGATAAGACGCCCTGGTTGGAATCTTATAGATTACCTTTTGCGATTGCTTCCCGGGCCGCGGCTAATGAGTTAAAAAATAACCCGTCCCTAGCGAAGTTGTCCGGTGTGGAACGGGTCAAGGTATTAAATAACTTGGTAAGTAAGATTCTGAAGCCGGATTAATCCAGAAAAGGTTTTAGTAATTTAGACCGTTCAGGATATCTGAACCTCCTAAGTCCATGGTCAATTCTCTGTCTAATTGTTTCACGGGTTACTCCCATAATCTTACTGACCTCATCAAGTGTGCGGGACCCACCCCCATCTAATCCAAAGCGTAATTCAATAGCCATTCGTTGCCTTGGCTTTAAGATTTCTAACATTGGAAGCAAATTATTGTGTAATAACTTCTGGTCTGCTTCTTCGATTAAATCATCTTCCGGATTATAAGAGGGTAAAAGTTTTTCTGACACTTCCGATAGATAAAGAACTTCAGGTTCCCCCAGGTTTACCTCACGCTTGGAGAAAACGCCAGCCTTGACAGCGCTGAGAAGGGAGTCGGGAAATAGATGTTCAATCGGTTGGTTCAGTTTAACTGATATTTCCATTATTTCATCTTCACTAGGTAAAGTATGTAGCTTTTCAATATCTGCATATCGGGTAAGGCTCATGGCGACCAGTTTGGCAAACTCAGGTTGGGTATAGCCTTCCTGCTCTCTGGCTTCACGTAGACGCTTATTGCTAGTTAATAAACGAAGTCTGACTAAATCTTCTTCACTCATGTATAACCTGTGTTCCAGGTGCCATTTTCTTCGCATGATGAATCAACTTTATACTCTCTATGGAAGCATCGGCTAGTTCTTTTAATTCACTTTCGGTATAGACCGGATATTTTGAATTCATAGACATTTGATACCCGTCGGCAGCCACTATGATTTTCTCGTTGTCTAAATTAAAGCATGTCCAGATACACCAGCCTTTACTCTTCAGGGCTTCCCGGGTCTGTTCTACCGTTCGTGTCGCTTCGGCTTCTTCAGGAGTGTTCATACTTCATTATAGTGATTTTCCAGTTAACATCACTACTAATAAAAAACTGATTCTGTCCTGGAAGACCTGAAAGATTAGTCACAAGTTGGTAATCTCCTGTTTTCTTCGGCATCTTCATTATAAAAGTAACTTCCTGGAAAGTTTTAGTTAGATGGATTCGCGGAACCATTCTCTTGCGTTTACCGTCCCATATTATGAAGGTTGCTTTGATAATTTCATGCCGCTTACCCTTAGAGTCAAGTAGCCAAAAATCTACGGGTAGTTCATCTTCATCTTTCGCGTCATCATCCCGTAATTTCAACTGGACTTTAAGGGTATGAGTACTACCAGCTATAAATGTAGGCATACCTAGACCTCCTTAGTCCATTGGAGCAATTACATTCTGGCTCTGGACCCAATATATAGGATTACCGTCCGGTCCTACCTCACCTTCTAGTTTGGAAATCTTGGTAACCACCGTTTTAATCCTGATTGTTTTACCAACTTTACCGTCGTCATCAACCAGTTGATACTCGTTAAAATCTTCTTTATGTGTTAAGTAGGTGACTGATTTAGCCTCAACTTGTTTACCCTGATATGGTACTAACATTAGACCTCCTTCTATTACTCACACTCCTCTTTTCTATTCTCGGGCGGTGGTTTATTAAGAATAACTTGACCTGTGGTAACCCAGATGTGTAAATTATGATTCAGCATATCAAGCAAATCCCCTAATTTGACCCAATCAAAAGATACCGCTGAAACAACTTTATCACCGTAGACTCCTATAATGACCTTATTATCCATTGTTGCTCACACTCCTATACTTCTAAATATTTTACTGGCACATTATTTTTAAGGGCACACTCTATTTCCTTCTTAGTGCTTTCGCCAATATACCCGCCGACATTTATTACAAAAAGCTCGTTCGCAAATTTAGCGATAACTTTCTGGTACATTACATCTAAGTATGGCTTGACTTCATTGTAATTTGTCCAGCTTTTGAGATTACCAGCCACCGTAAAGGGAATATCACCTTCACAGGAAATTCTTACGTATTGTTTTTGGAACTCCTCTATAAACTTTACGCTTCCTGATAGTACGATAAATCTATCTACTTCTCTGCCTCCTCCGCCAGTGCCAAGTTCGCCTAGTGGACGACCCATCTTGAACACTATTTCTGTATCGTGCTCATCATCACTGTCGGGTACTTCGTAATGGTCAATTCCTATACCAGCAAGCATCATCGAGCAAAACAAATTTGATTCATCCTTGTCTTGTGCAACCAGACGAACGGTTAGGAAGTCTTTACTGATTAACATTTTCATCTCTCTGCCTCTTCCGCCAGTGCCATCTCGCCCTGTCTCTTAATAATCTGACTGATTCTCTGCTCGGTAAGGTGGTATCTATGGCCTATATCCTTCATGCTCATTTCATCCTGTTTCTCAATCCATAAATCAAATATCTCTTTATTACGCTTTTCTCGCCAATGCCGCGGCACATGACCTTTGATTTTTCTGAATGCCATACTACACCTCACTCCTATACCTTAAAACTCTCCAATGCCTTGCTTATTTCCGCAACGAATTTTACAACCTGTTCCTTTGTGAGTTTACCGACCATGACGGTAAGTGTTTCGCCTTCGACCTGGTACATGGAACGCAAATGAGTGGCTAAGGTCACGTTAGACCATGCCAGCAATTTTTTACTCTGCAAAGCGGCTAGAGACTCTTTAATCCAAGTAAGATTAAGCCCGTTGGGTAAAATATTATCCGCTGGCGGAACGTCAGCTTGTATAATTTTATCCCAGTCATCGTCACTGGTAGTTTTAATACCCGACCTTATTCCATCTTCAGGAGTAGGAAAGCCGTCTTCAGCCGGATGCGGTACTGCTACGACAACTTGTTTTACCTCACCGGTAGTTTTGTCTACAACCTTACCATCTGCCCATAATTCCTCGATATCCTTTCCGGCCTGTGCTATCTTTTCCTCTGGTGACACCTCTATTAAATCAGGCTCATCATCATCCGTTTCTTCCTTTCCCGTCAGGTCTATCTCATATATCGCTACCGACTGTCTGGCTGTCTCGGCTAATTGCTGTAAAGTACCGGAGGTGTTTAAATACATGGCGTAAATCGAATGCTTTTTACCATCAGTCAGATTAGTCTTTTCCACTGGTTTCAGCTCAAGGATAAGTGGAATCATGGTAATACGACCGTAAATTGCCTTAATAAATAATTCACCGGATTTGATATTAGTGATTGAGGTATTAGAAGACGTGTCTATTTGCCAGACGCCTAATCCCGGAACTTCGTGAATTAGAAATTGGAGATTCATAACACGGCGACAATATCTGTTTTGCTTATAGGCACAATCCTTGCCGGCGCAGTCTATATCGACCATGGCAAACTCTTTGCTTTTTTCAGTCGGTAATTGACCGTTAGCGATGTCCCGTAGTTGCACGGCCTTTTCGCCATCGCCTTTGCAGATAAGACCGCGACTCCTGGTATAATACCGGTAATACTCACTACGCCATAATTCCGCATTACTTACCGGTATCATAATTCGTAGCTGCTTTGGCTTCGGTCCGAACACTGCCTGAACTTCTGGCGGACAGACGAAATAGTCAGTCCGCACCGGAGCCCCGTTTATGGGATTTTTTACTCCCAGGTGGATTTTACCCAGACGCGGTAGGTAGTACCTTTGCTCGATGTCTTTGATTGGCATTGCTCACACTCCTTTTACTTAATCCCCATCGTCATATTCAACTGGTGAGGTTTAGTGATAGTCTTAGCAGCTCTCTTTAATTCTTTCTCACGGACTAATATCTCCATACTTCGTTTGTGCAGAACTGCGGTATACGCCTCAACTTCCTTTTTAGAATTTGCTATGTAGTAGCCACCTTTGTTACCGGAGACGGAAGATAATATGGGCCACTTCAAACTTATCAACAAACGGATTTGCTCGCGGATTTCCCTGTCGTTCTTCTGCCCTAGCCATTTGGCCAGCATCTTCCCAGTGACGGCATTCTCCTTACCGTACTGCAATCTCTCTACTATCATCAACTGAAAGGGAGTTAGATTTAGATCAGGCATTGGTGCTCCTTATTTTTCTAATTGGTTTTCACACCAATAGAGCAAAAATCCCATACCACAAGCAACTAAAAGTCCGCCTATAGCACACACGGTAATTATCAAAACTTCTATCGGCTTTTGACGAAATGCAAGAAAATAGTTATAGGCAAAATAACCAACAAAGCTAAGGAAAAACGTGCCAAATATACTAAATATCACAATGGCTAGTATCTTTTTCACTGCTCATTCCCACTCCTTATCTCTAATAATCCCCCCTGCCGGAAGCTGACCGCTATCTTTAAGATGGTCGTTTTGAATCTGGGAGACATCAGCTCCAGAATCTAACAGCTCCCGGCAAGGCCCCTCACCACATCCTGACTGGATTATACTCTCGCACAAGGTGAATGTCAATAGTGTTTGTAAATATATTCACAAGTAATTTTATTACCACGTTTTTACCAAGGCACTGGACGATTTTTATTGTGACAGGGAATATTTAGTCCACTTAGCTTCGGATTTTGTCAAAAAGGCACTAATAATATAAGACGAATTTTACAAACGAATTTCAGGAAAAGTGATGACCGAGATTTTGCTAATTTTATTAGCGACGTTTTACCGATGAGGAAAGAGTACGTTGTGTTGTTTAGGTATATGGGGAAATAATGGCTCCCGAGGATTACGTGATACTTCACTTTTTACATTATGTGGTATATTGGGTTTCTCCGGGGTCATAGCCTTTAGCTGGGCTTCTATAAATTCTTCAGATGCTTTAGACTGTTTAGGAGAATGCTTCATGGAGGGGCTCCTAATTAGAATACTGCTTATGCGCTAGGGATTTAAAATCAGTATTATGATATGCTTGCCCTAGATAACTAACCGGAATTGTTTCTCTGGCTGTTTTAATGTACGTATCGGGAAAATCCTCAGCTAGTTTTTTATAATCTGACTCTCGCCAATCGCTACGGATAGTAGCAGTATGAACTAATCTACCTTGCCTGTATAGGTTTATATACAATGACTTTGGTATATGTGGGTAAAGCGGTTCTTTAGACATAGAGCACTCCTACTTACGATGAGATTTTGACCTGAGATATATGTACCTGGGCCAGCCGAAAGTAAGTAATTGCCTTTCTGGTACTTTTTTCCTTATTGCATCAGAAATTTCTATATCCAGCTTATTCCAAGAACCTGCTCCTCTTTTAGGTACACCCACAAAATACGGCGAACTACGACCAGTTTGAATGTCGAGAATAAAATCCACTTGGGCCATTTCCCAAACGGTATCTATAAAATCCTGAAATGACAGTCCGGTACAATTATAGACCTCTGATATTCTCGCGGTATCTACAATAGCAAACTTACACTTTAGTAGACAGTTTATAATCAACTGTTTTGAATCTACGCCGGAAGATTTTGGTATATGCGGGTAAAGCGGTTCTTTAGACATTTCATTACTTCCTTTGTCATAGATATTACACCGTCCAGTTATTTTAGGCAAGTATCCCCTGGAACTATCGCTAACGCCCTTCTTTTGGGGCTAGGAGGGCTTTTAGGGCAAAAGGGGTAGTTCTCCCTGTCGATGTTCTAATTTTAAGGCTTCCTGTTCGTCCTGCTCGTCTTGTTCTTTGGTAGGACTCCACCAGCGCCTCATCTGGGTATTACATTTCAGATAATACTTCTGTTTCCAGGACTCGATAAGGTCATAGGGAAAGTTATAGCCGTTCTTGACGAACATATCACTTAGCATATTTTGGGATTCTATCGGCATTTGGTCGATACTCGTTATAGGTTTCAAACTAAATTCCAGTTTCGCTCCCCAGTAGCAGGGATAACAGACCGGACCGGCTGCCCATCTCTCCCATTCAACCATTCGACCGCAAGAGATACACTTCTGAATTTTCTTTTTAGTGGACACACGCCGCCTCCTCTGCTTTTTTTACCAGTGCTTCTGTAAATTCTTCAACATGGTCTGGACAGTGGATAAGGTCTATCTTTTTACCGTTAAAATCACCTTTAGCTCTACCCCAACCTAACTCTACTTCCTTTTCTCCGACATGAGCTACAGTTGCTTCACAGAAAGAACACTTAAACTTTTTCATGTCTCACTCCAATATCATCCCTGACTGTACTTTCTTTTCCACGGTAACGATGGTGTCGTTGTGCCCGGCGCCATGGCAAACTAAAAGCACTTCTTCCAGGCTATAATGACGGTTTATCCCCATGCCGCCACTGTTCCAGCCGAAGCATATCACTACCCCCCCCCACTAATAAAATATCATCAATGACATCCTTCTCGGCTTTCCATGACGCGCTTCTCAATGCCTCGCGTCCTCCCATTTTCATCCCGATACCGTCGTAGAGTTCTTTTATTTGACGTGGTGAATACGGAGGGTCAAATATCACTAAATCCGGCCTGACGTTTTTGCTCTGCATGAGTTTCAAAAACTCTAAGCTATCCAGGTGATATTCGGCTTTAGTAGCGGGATTTAAGTCATTGGTATAAGTCGCCCAGCGGCAATTACGCGCGAACGGGTCTACACTTATTTTAGAAGCTACTAGATATTTCCGTACAATCTCACCTAAAGGTTTACAGTCAAAGGTATCTCCATTGGTAGCTGCCATCGCCCATACACGGTTTATTATCAATTTATCTCACTCCTTCATAATCGCTAAAACTAGAGCCCTACTCTACAACTTCAAACGTAACTTTTATTGTCTTACCTTCAACGCCCAATCCATTCATGTGTATAAACCGGTGAAGATAATTGTTGATACTACTGTCGTATAATCCCGCATATAAAGACGGTACTCTGGGGAAAGCAACATCTTCGCCATATATGTGGGCATGAGGTACTTTTGGGTCTCCACAACAGATACAGTAACTTTCTCCGGGTTTAAGTTCACTCCGGTGAAATTCTACCTTACCGCTAATTTCTAACTTTCTTTCCATTCTCAAACTCCTTCATTTTCTCCTTACATTTTTCACATTCTATTTTTTCTATCGGTATTTGAGTCTCTAGCCGTGCTATTGACGCTGTTCTACCACAGTATGTACGATACCCATACATAACGTGGCGCTTAACAATATGAGACTTAAACCTTATTTCAATAGAAAATACGTCCATCATTTCTCCCTTATAATCTTACTAACCTCTTTTAATATCTGTTTATCCTTTATAGAGAACTTGAAGTGTGAACCTGGTCTATCTATCTCTATGGTGGGTGTCCAGTTGTCAAGGTCATGCAAATGTAAATCAAGCCAAGTCCAACCGCAAAGTGGGTCAATGCCGGGCCGGGTATATTGTTTCTGCCTGTAATATAACTCAATTTGCGCGGATGTCATATTGATTCCGTCTATAGTATCTACGATTACCATGCTCTCACTCCTCTATATCTCTAAAAGCAGCCACGTTAAAGAACATCGGTCTCTTGAAGGGTATGGTGATATGGAGTATTCTTTCAAAGATTATATTGCGGAATTGCGTCTTCCGCATAATAAAAAGGCACGGGCCCCTGTCCCAAGCAAATTCAAAGACCGGACTCCCGATATCGCAGGTTATTTTTCTGCCGTTCTCACATACCATCGCTAACTGCATCGCTTCACACTCCTTAATGTTTAAACGGGCATACCGCATAGTTCTTACAATTTAAAGCATTACACGTTATCGGCGGCTTGCCATCTTTCTTTTGAATCGGACAGGTCATTTCTTATAATCCGGTCTTTCAAATTCTGACTCTGATCTCACAAGTTCATCACCGAAAACATCATATTCAAAACCATCTTGGAATACTACACGATACATTATTAATTCAGGGTCGGCATCTTTTAATCGCCTTAATACAGTTACTCGCTGGTGGGTATGATGCCATAATTCAGCATCGCATGAATCCTCGCCCTCATAACAATGGTATTCAAATAACCGTCTTCCCCAAGCTAACCTCTTATCACACACTGGCATTATCTTTCCCCTCGAAGTATCCGTTCTGCATCAGTAGCCAGATACTTTCATGTTTATCCTTTGACACCGATAATCCCTGCTCGCCGCAAATCCGGTGTAAGTCCTCTAAAAGATACTCTCCGTCTAATCTATCTATCAGTTCTCTTAATGCCGGGTCTTGAGGCACACCAATCCGGTCGAAGTATTGGTCGTGGGTTTCAAAGTCCGTATCCCTGGCTTTGAACATATCAATGATAGAGGGAGATTTTCTAGTGGTGAAAGGCTCTTGTGTCTCCACGTCCACGCCGGCCCAGGCTTCGGATAGCTCCTGACTCCACCACGATACGAGTTCGTTCTTAACCATACCCTGAAATTCCGGCTTCTCGGTATCTATGAAAGTGTAAGCTCTGGTATCCTCGCCCATTTCCTGCAGGATTTTGAACTTCTGTTTGGCCTCGGTGAGTATATCCCGCATCCACTTGTCTTTACTGCCATACCGAATCTGCCTAGCTGATGGTTCTTTCAACATGATAGCTCCATAGATACCGCGCAGTATCCGGCTGCCGACATCACTTGAGCTGTGATAGATATAGACAATAATCATGTGGCGTTGCCGTGAAAGTGAGTTGTAGCTCTTGAGATGCTCCTCAAGCTCTTTGTTACCCGCCGGCGCAGTGGTCGTTCCCTCATCTATCAAAGCAATACAGTCCCCGGTCTTTTTCAAGTCCTCTGAGTTTTTGATAACATAGCCTTCGGGTAGCAGCTTTTTCTTAGCTTCGGGAAAGTTCACCACGACAGGTAAAAGATCGTACTGTTTTGACAGGGTCTCCAGCAAGTAATAGGCCAGACCGGACTTGCCGGCTCCCACGTTGCCGAGGATAACATTAGTCGAGGGGAGTAATACTAGGTCTTTCAACTGCATGGTATGCGGTTTCGTTTCTTCCGGTTTGGGTTTCTCGTTATTCTGCGAATCCTTTAGGTAATCGGTTATATCGCCCATCTATTTACCCTCTACTTTGGCTAATACAGCTCTAATAGTATCGCCTATCTCATTCAACTGTGCCGGTGTAAATACTACCCTATTTGTGCCGTCCTCTTTGCCGGTTATTGCTGATAAACCGATACCGTCATTATGAGTGATAAATAAGACACGCTCTAGTACCTTGTGCATCGCCGGTGCTTCGATTATCAGGCGAGCATTAGCGTCAGTCTGTGAATTAGAGTCAGGCCAGACATGACAAACTATCCTACCATCTGCGCCTAGTATTATTCGGTGATCCCCAATAGAAAAGTCGCGATATACCTCACTCATTTTCCAGGGTGCTTTAGTGTAATCCATCTATTTACCCTCCGCTTTGGCTAATATTCTTTTAGCTTTATGAGTAAGCCAATCGCGCCACCATTCACCAGTTTTATCTTGGTTACTTTGAGCTACACACAATACATCTTCCCATTCTTCATACATGGCCGGTGCAGCTTCTATCAGGTGGGCATTGGCTTCGTGGTCATTATATTTATTGGCATAAGGTGTCGTGGCGATCACTCTACTTTTAACATCATCTTCCTTGACTTTTATCACCCATTCATATTTGCCACTGGCTAGATTTTTTTGTTTCTGGGCTTCCCATTTCCCTTTAGTGTAATTCATGCTCTTTACTCCTTTACTAACTAATTTTACTACTCTTGTCTACTTCCATCAGTTGCTTGATGTCCTCAACCAGATAACGCCGGTCTCTCCTGGGGCCTATTCGGAAAGATTTTATTATACCCTGATTGCTCCAGCGCACGACAGTGTTTTGATGGATGTTTAGTTTTTTAGCCACATCTGAGGTAGTTAATGGTCTGCTCATAGTGGCCTACCTTCCTTGTCGTACCAGGTGCTATTCTTAAATTCGGTATCACCAACCTCGTCTACATGATAGCCGTCAATGTCCTCGGCATATTCGGCAGTAAATTCGACAGGTCTAACGAATTGCTTGTTACTGTTAGTGTCAAGGATTTTATGCAGGTCTATTTTACCAGAATCCATTAACTCATCTACTTTTGTTATTGCCTCGGCCTGGCTATCAGCCTCTACATCCGGGACTTTTACCCGGACTATGGGGAATACATAAACTGTGTATTTCATGCTTTCACTTCCTGGCTAAACACCGGCTCGACTTCTTTCTGACACTTCCAGCAATAGTAACTGGAGGGGTCGTCAAATTGGCCTTGATCCTCTACCTCATCCCCACAAAAGGGGCATTTCGCCGGAGGTAGTTTTTCGCAGTTAATGTCCTCTGCGTCAAAGAAGTCAAGAGACGGCCAAGTGATACCATATTCACAGTCCTGATTATCGTGTACCCTCTCCAGTATTTTCTCGGCCTGTTCTTTAGTGCATTTATAACGCAGCTCTCTTGCTCTCTGAAAGACATCCGCTACTCCCCAAAGGGCATAAGCTACTACGTCCTCGTCCTTGTAACTTGCTAGGTCTTGCTTCAACTCTTTAATCGTTGGCACTTTTACACTCCTTTCCGGGTCATACCGGATATTTTATTTTGCTATTGAACCATCCTGACAGATACTTTCGGGAAGCTGCGGGTCGTCCTCTTCACTCTCCCCGATATCCACTAACTTATAGTGGTCAGTCCATTCTTTCTGACAGTTAAGGCACTCTACTTTCTGGTACATCATATCATCCAGGAAGTCAGCATCTTGGGCGTCAATATTATCACTGCCACAATACGGACACCGGACACCATGATCTTCTAAATACTTCTTTTTAGCTTCTTCTGATAACATACTATTTCACCTTTCCTTTCCGGGTTAATACCCGGCATTACCTTATTTTTGTTGTAAATCCCACCTGTGCCAGCAATCTATAATATTATCGCACTCCCTTACTGGTACATATCCCTTACCACCTACCCAGGATCGCCAATCGTGAACATCTTTTCCCAGGTGTCCACAATTACAGCATACTTTTATACTCTGGTCTGATAGCCAGTCCAGGGCAGCTTGTTTTTCCCCTTGCTCAAAAGCGTCTAGTGGTATCCGGTTATTAAAGTAATTGGCAGCTCTCAGGCCGTGTTCTTTACAAGTTGCGTAGCCATCGGCATAGCCTATCTTATATTGACCCTCATTCCCTAGTGCTTCCCATTCTACCCGGGAATAGATACGCTTGGTACGTGCGCCGATGTATTCTTGTATCATAACTCGTCAACCTCTAGGGCTAATCTACCTTGGCCGGCCTGTGCTTTTTTAACTCTTTTACCGCATACCTGTAAAGTATTCATACTAACTTGCTTGGTAGTAACAATCGGAGTTACCAGCTCTTGCTCTGATTCTTCGCCTGTTTCTATACCCTCATCATTAACCATAACCTCGTCAATAGGTTTCTCTTTAGTGGCAATAGAGATACCGTGTTTTCTCAATAATACCTCGGCCCTGGCTATATCGGTATTTCTCTGCAATACCTCGGCCTCATGTAGCAACTCGGGTAAGTATTGCCTTGCTACGTTACACATTTCAGTATTGATGTCGTAGTATTCCGCACAAACATCGTTACCGTCTCCGATCCAATAGGTGTCCCCGTACTCAATACTCCGGGGTAAGCCTTGCCGGTTATCGAATTGGGAGAGGAAATTTTCCTTGTCCTCACCCTGGTCAAAATAGGTAGAGTAAAATCCGGCTAGGTCATAATGGGCTATGAAGCTGCAGTGATTGATAAGATGATGATAGATTGCTTTGGTGAAGTGGTCTCGCTTGCAACCGTGCTTTAGAAAAGTATCCCATGCTCTGATAACTTGCTGTTTTTCCTTTGCTGTCATAAACTTTGTATCTTTGAATTGATAGTCCATATTGCTCTTTCACTCCTTTCCCGGGTATCTGCTATCCTTGCCTCCCGGCAAACAAGGTAATTAGCTCTACACACTCCCTATATATAGCCTTAACTTAAAAATGCTCTAAGTTTCTAGCGGTCTTTTTGTCCATGTGATTAAGAGGCTCATATTGATAGCTTGCTTCTTTTAACACGACACTCAATATGATTTTCGGCAATCTAAAATCATTCTCGTATTTTTCGAGGTCTATTGCGCCAGAATTTAACAAGTCCTTTGCTCTTTTGTGAAAAAATCCCATAAAATCACTGTCGTCTAGTAATGCTTGAAACTTTGCTGTAAATTGTTCTCTTGTCATAGCTTCACTCCTATACAATATTTAATCCTCTCACCTATACCCAGGACTGAAAACCTAGACGGCTGCTCATCACTCACCTAGTCCGATTGTTCAAGCTGCGCTCTTGCTTGGTCTCTTGCCCTGTTTTCCTTTTCCGTACTCACCACTTTGTTACGCTCCTTTTCTATTTATTTTTATGCTCTTAATCCGGCCCGGGTAGTTTACGCAGAAGCTACCACACACCGGCAATTTACACTTGATACACTTGGTAGGTAGTTTCATTCTTTTGCGTCTCTAATATCATCAGGTACGGTCAATTTATTCCACTGGTTAAGTTTACGAGCTATTGCTACACAATTTTGACAAGTACGATTAAGGCCATAAGTAATCAACCAGTATTTTTGTTGTCTTAAATTTAATTGCCAGTCATACTCATAATGTATATTTGCTTCTGTTAAATGCTGCCGTTCATCTTTATTCAATAGCTTCCAGTTCTTAATCATTTTATTTAGCTCCGGTTAGCTGACAACATAACTGTTCTAGGGTATTTTCCGCGCGTCTCATGTTACCGAATGAGCTTCCGCAGATGTTGTTAAAAGCATGTTCATCCGGGGTGAGTCCCATGCTGTTACATATCCGGGATAACTTACACTTGATAATATTATCGGATAGCTTTTGAAAAGGATAGAGCTGACACCTGGCCGTTATGGTGTCAGGTATCTTGCTAAATTGGCCGGTTGGCCTTATCTCCCCGGTTGCTTGGTCTCGATATGTAGTCATATAATCAGTAGTACACATTATTACTACTAGATACGGCGGCGGCTCTTCTAACAGTCTTAGAAGAGCGTTAAATGCCTCGGTGGTTAGCGTTTGGCACTCATCAATAATATATACCTTATGCTTGCCTATTGGTGAGTAATTTGCTTTATAGCACAAGTCTTTTATATCCTCAATACCCCGGTGTGTAGCTGCGTCAATCTCTATGGTGTCCCAATGGTGACCAGCCTGGATCGTTCTACAGTTATCACATACGCCACAAGGCTCTCCAGTTCCGTTCATATTATCGCAGTTCAGCGTCATGGCTAACACCCGGGCTGTGCTTGTCTTTCCGCTTCCGCTAGGGCCGAATAGTAGATAACTATGGTGATAATGCTTGGTGATTGCCTGGCTCTTTAGTATCGGTATAATATTGTCCTGGCCTAATACATCGTTGAACTCTTGAGGTCGCCAATCGTTATATATTACCATTTTAGTTATCCCTTAACCATGCTTTAACAGCGAATATGTCTTGAAATTCCTGGTCATTTAGAGACTCAATCTCTAGCGTGTCCTGGTTAAGATTGTTGATTTTCCAGTGTAGCCTTGCCGTTTTACCAAACATATCAGTCCACGCATAAGTGGAGCGTACTAGATAAGCCTTACCGGTTGCCTTGCCGTAATAACCTCTGTATGAAACATCATTGAAAAATCTTTTGTTGCCTAGTGAGAACCAATGTCCATTAGCTGCTCTGATATCCCTCAATAGTGTTTTACTTTTGGCCAGTGTCATTGTTTTTTATCCCTTATAACCTGCCTGGTCTTGATGGCTCAGGTCTTATGGTTGCGCCATGCCCTTAATTTGCCCGTAGGACAGCTTTTTTAATCCTGGATGATGTTTTACACTTATTAAGCTCATAACAATCATATCTGAATCATGCATAAAAACAAGCTGGAAATAATTATCATAATTTGCGTGTTCTACAGCTCTGCAATCTGCACATTGTTTAAAATTTATATTCATTCTTTATACATTTTAGCATAAACAATAGTTTTGTCAATAGTTTTTGAAAATATATTTTTGGCATTAGATAATCTGAAATAGATAATATTAACAGTCTTTGATATATATAATTTACTGTTAATAGTAAACTGTATATAATAAGACGCATTGAATACGTATTTTAACGGTAGGAATAAGGTCTCACTGGCAACTATGTTTACTGAAAATTCAATTATAAAATAAAACGCCCGGGAATGTAATCCCGGGCGTACCCCTGGGGTAAAAACCTTTATGCCTTAAATAATCGGCTTAGGTGTCTGTACTAACCGTTGCTTCCTCAACAGCTTTATTGGTTTTCTTCACGTCCGCCTGTTTCCTTTTCTCGATAAATGTTTTTAGGTTCAAAGTGGTAGGGCAGTCTTTACACTGTTCGCTATATGAGACACTAACCTGACCTAGTAGGTCCTCAAGAGATTTACGGTATCTACTCATCACGCCGGCGTACTCTAAATATTCCTCGTCATGCTGTCCGGATTCAACTACTTCTTTGGTACCAATCAGCATTAACTGGTCAGATAACGAGGCTAATTCACTAAATACACGGGTATCTTTACCTATACGGGATGCTATAGGGATTGTCTCTTTAGCGTGGGCCCGGAGTGTGCGCGCATGTTTCGCTATACAGTCACAGGATTGACCATTTATCCGCCCTTTATTCGGGAGATGCACGGTCTCTAGGTCGGTAGCGTTATCTATGAGCAGGTCCAGTTGGAAACGATAAGTAGAATCGTCCGTCACGTAATCAGGTGGAGAAGATTCTCTGGATTCGGTCGGCTCCTCATCCTCAATCTTGCCAATTTTAGAAAGCTCAGCGTCGATAGAACTCAAGGAATCGTCAATATCCTTGGTCACTTTCTTAATACCATTTAGACCGTCTTTTATAAAATTCCCAGCCACTGAAAAGGGACTTTCGCCTATACCGGGTAACTTGGGTAATCCAAAGGGAGACATACTACACCTCCGTAATTTTTGGTAGCGAGTAGTGGAATCGAACCACTGACCTTCAGGTTATGGGCCTGACGAGCTACCTCTGCTCCAGCTCGCGTCACTCGCTATCGTAAGTTAAACCAGTTATCACCGGCCTTCTTTAACGCACCGGACTCTTCCAACTTACCCGCTGCATTTTCCAGTCTTTTAGATACATCAGCAGGACCGCCTAGCGGAAATTTAGGGGGATTTTGACCTAATGTTCGTATCCCTTCTATTACTTCTCTTGCCTCGGGAAACTTATTGCCCATTTTATCCACTAAATCATAAATAGTTTTACCAGTAACTCTCTGGTCTTTCTTTACGTCTTCAATTTTTTGCAACAACTCATTTTTATCTCTTTCCGCCTGAGATGTCAAGTTTGCAATCGTCTGGTCGCGCTGGCGCAACTCTGCGGCGTGTTGCTCTGCACGCATTGTCTGTAATTCCGTTTTTAGTTCTTTCATAGCCTCGCTATCGCCACTATTCTCAGGAGCCATCATTTTCCGGAACTGTACCGGGTCCTTCATCCAATCGGGAATCCCCCCGCCACCACCCATTAAGTCTCTGAAATTTTTAAACTTATCTGATATATCTAACATGTACTGCATTGGGTCTATTGGCTGGCCGGTAGCTTCCGCCTTTTGTATTGCCTGCCACATCATCATTTCTTCAGTTTTCAGTCTTGCTCCAGGCACAAGCGTCCATTTACCATCTTCGCTAATAGTAAAAGGTGATTCAGGTTCTTTTTTATATTCTTGCTCCACCTTCGCCTTCAACTCAGCATCTCTATCTGCCATCGCCTTTAGTTCCTTTGCCTCTTCCATGGTCCCGCCCAATTCACCTTCTTTCGCCATCCGGATGGACCTTTCCACAGTATCGTAAACATACCGTGGTATACTCCTATTCTCACCGCTTTTTTTCTCCGCTTTCTTACGAGCAGCCAATTTCTCCGCCTCGTCATAAGTTAATGCGTTTTCAGTACTCGAGGCTACTGCGATATTGCCATCGGAATCAACGGTATATTTTTCTTTATTGCTGGCTTTTACGATTGTAGCCGACGAAGCACCAGCAATTTCTGTGTAATTCTCTGGTACCGGTAGCTTATTTATTGCAATCCAATGGTCAAGGACCTGCTGTCGCAACGCTGGAGGTACCCACATTGGAAACGCAGCCATTTTATGTATAAGTTCATCAACATTAAAAAACACATTAGCGGACCCCGTATCGACCATATTTTTAATAATGGCCTTTGCCCTTTGCTCGCTAATACCATAATTCATCATGATAGTGGCAAAGTCAGTTTTGGGGTCGGGATGCTCTTGGTTAGATTCTATATCCGGATTGGGCTCCGGCATCTTGGTACGGGGTTTTTTATCTTCTCCCTCTGTCTCATCATCCCGAACGTCGCTAGGTTCATCCTGCTTTGTTGTTTTGCTTTTCGGCATAGTACTCCAACCTCCGGTGACCTAATTCGGTTAATATCCAGCGTTTACTAATTTGGTTTATTACCAGCTTCTCTTTTTTTAATCTTGTTAGACGTATTCCGCACCAATTATCGGAAAACCCAAATTTTTCCCTTAATTCCCACGGCTCAATTATGCTTTTGTCTTTGATATATTTTAGTACCTCAATTTTTGAATGTCTAACCTCAACCATACTTAGGAATTCCGCCTAACATGCAAGGTCTTGAGGTTGTACTCCTCGACTTGTACCGCCCGGTCTATGTAGGCGTGCATCGACATTTCACTGATTTCCCCGAATTTTTTGGCCCACCAAGCATTACCCATTATCCTAAGATAAACCGGCACAGGCATTTCTATCTGGACGGTAATGGGGTTATCACCGACTGTTTGCTTGACCTCGGCCAGCACGGCCATCATCTGTTCGGGAGTTGCCGCCTCGTCAAGTTTGCGCCATAACCACCGGGAATTAAGTAGACCCTTAGACTCTTTGGCTGGCTCTGCTGCTTCAACTCTAACTTCTGTCATAGACGAGATTATAGCATAGCCAAAGAGTAAGCGCAAGAGGTCAAGAATAATTATTTTAGCCATGCCAGCCTATTGCAAAGACCGTTATATTAGACTATAATTAAGCAAAATTTTGTTTTTGTTGAGGTTTAGGTAATGATACCTTACCCCCCTGGGAACCCCCCAGTAAGTATTAGTATATTTATTGATATTATTAATATATATATAGATATCTATACTATAGTAAGATAGTTATGTCAACCAAACAACCTAGGAGTTATGTCAACTATTTTACTACCTCTTATGTAAAGTAGAGAAGTTATGTAAAGTAGAGAAGTTATGAAAAAGGTTGCAGTTTTCAGTGTTAAAGGTGGAGTAGGTAAATCAACTGTTTCCGCCGGCCTGTGCCGCGGACTAACTGAAATAGGACTCTATAACCGGGTGGGCTACCTGGAGATTGATATATCCGGCACTTCGGGTCACCGTGCTTTCGGGATGAATGCACCACGTTTAGGGTTGGATACCGAAAGTGAGAAACTTATCCCACCACTCATAAACGGTATACGGATGTTTCCCTTAGCCTCGAAGTTCACGGAAAGTGCCTGTGTCGGTTGGAAGAGCACGGACCGGATACTAAGGCTATCCGACGGTGATGAGGTAAATGCAAAAGGCCGTACCGACTTCATTAAAGCCATACTTACCAAGGTCGTCGATTGGAAGGACACCGCATGGCTGGTACTGGATTTACCACCGAGCTCTAATGAAGAGACATTTACCTTTTTTGAGTGTATACCTGATTTGTATGGCGTTATTCTGGTATCGCAACCGAGCGAAATAGCCTGTGTCGGTTTGTTAAAGACAATAGATTTCTTGAAGAACGAGCAGGTCCCCGTTTTGGGTATTGTGGAGAATATGGCGAGCTGTTTATGTCCTTTTTGTAATAATGAGTTTTATCCGTTCACTTCCAAGGGAGTAGACCTTAAAAAACTAGCGAAGGATAAAGATATCCCCTACTTAATCTCCATTCCCCAGGTAGACAGCATGGAGAGACTGGAGCCCTATTTTCTTTCTCTGGCGAAGATGGTAGTGGCCGGACCCGGGAAGGTGGTTGACCAGTATGTATTTTCCAAGAGGGCTGGATTAAAGAGAAGTGTCGTAAAGACTACTTTAGATATCGGTTCCAGAATATTTCGGAAGAGGTGAGTCATGTCGGAAACTAAAATCATGCGAATAATCCGTGCGGGTTTGGAGCTACAGGATACGGTAATTAAGAAGGTCCCAGAGAGTAAAAGACGGGCCGGCGAGGGCCGTATCGGGAAAATGGTCGTCGATGACCCCGGCGACGGAACGAGTCCCGGTCCGGAACACACCGTAATGTATTTCAAGATGCATAACGGGCGCCTTGAAATACTAAATGAAAAGCCGGAGCAGGTACGTAACGAGATTATCTTCCTGGGTTGTCCGGAAAGAGGCTATACCGGAGTAAAGCTCTTTACCGATGGAATTTACACGCCCGGGTGGTTCCGGTATGCTTGGACACAACAGTGGCTAGTTATCACGGACCCCTTCGGTGATTTAAAAGAATATGATGCCGAGGAGATGATACAGCTCTGTGAAGATATGCTGGCGAAAATCGCCGTGAACCTAGCCAGGGAGAAAGGTACTTTCTCATAAGGAGACAGTATGGATTTCTATTGCCAAGAAGTAGGAGTAGTGAGAAACTGTCCTGAGTGTGACGGTAAGGGGAGAAAGCCATATCCGTACAATTTCTACCCGTGCCATAGATGTGAAGGTTATGGGAGGGTAATAGACGTAATGATGACTTATCCGGAGTCTTATGATTCCGGATTTAGACCTATGGGTAAAATGATATTTGCTGGAATTACTGAGAGACCTTATGACCCTTATAAGAGGGAGAGGGTGTATTAAAAGGAGGTTAATATGTCTTACTCACTGACGGCTGGTACGCTTAATTATGAGATTCCATTTCCTCAGCCATTTATACTAAAGCGAGGTTTCCCTTTAATAATCAAGGAAAACGACGACGGGTGGCTTATAGAATGTCCCGCTTTTGATGAATATGGTTATGGTAAGACATACCAGCAAGCGTTGAATGATTTAGGAACCTCTCTCTTTGATTCATGGAAGTCCATTGCGAGATTAATCCAGCGGAAGAAAAAACTTGGTGATGAATTGGTAAGACAATTTAACTACCTAGATGAGAATATAATCCCAGATTAGGAAGGGAGGCAGTATGATACAGAATATAGCCTACGTCGTGGTCATTATCGGCGCCGTTATGGTCGGGTTATACATCTCCAACATCCTCTATGATTTGAAAGTGCCTCAGTACATCTCTCGCAAAATCGGCCACGCTGCCGGCGGACTGGGCTTTCTACTTTGTGCGTTGTTATTTAACTCCGGCTGGTGGCTATTCGGCATCACGACCGCGTTTTTCATTATGCTTTTCGGTGCTCGCTTTGTGAAACCCGATACCTTCCGCGGTGTCGGCGGTACCGGCCGGGCGAAACAGGCATTTGCTGAGGTATATTTCCCGGCAGCCGCTTTACCGGTTATCGCTATCGGCTGGGTCTGGCTCAATAAACCAATTATAGCGGTAGCCTGTTTGTTGTTTATGGCCTGGGGTGATTGTGTGACGGGTATTGTACGCTCGCAGATTTATGGTAAGGCTGTCAAGGGACTCTGGGGGTCTGCGGCAATGCTGGTAGCCAGTCTGATAATAGCATGGGCCTTCGTCACGCCTTTCTGGATAGGCGCTATCGGCGCAATTATAGCTACGGTTACGGAATGGGCCTGCGGGGATGTAGGAATACTTAAATGGGCCGATGATAATTGGGCCATACCGATAGTCAGTTTTGCCGTTATATTCGGGTTACTGGCAGGGACCGGGAGATTATAGGATAAAAAATATAAGAAAGGAGAAAAAGAAATGTTTATCGAAGCTAAGGCGTGGTCTACTGATACAATAGTGGACGTAATCAAAGACGGTATTGCCCTTGCTAAAAAGAACGAATGTTGGGTTAAAGTGCAGTGGCAGGACAAATTAATCTGGATTGCACAGGATGATGACCTTCTATTTTTGCTTAGAGAAGTTTGTATATTGGACCCGAATGTAACGAAATTGGCGAATGGTCGGGAAATAATTACTATTGTAAGTGAGCCTAAATTTCCGGTCTTATAAGAAGGATAAGCATGGGTAAGCGGAAGAAAGAGAGGCTCCAGCGTATAAACCTCGGCCTGGAGAATCCTATCTCTCAAAGGCCAAGATTTTGTCTGTTATGTGGTAGGCCAGTCCAGGTTGTAGATTGTCGCCAGCATATTCATGACTGCTGGGGTATTGACCTTAAACCTGATGAACCCATACCATGGGTACCACCAAAGGAAGCTATTATAAAATACTCCCAGCGACAAATGCAAAAGGAGGAAGAGCATGTCTAATTACATATCCGACGAGCAGGTGATTATTAATCTACAGGGTTTACGATGGTGCAAAAAGTCTGATGCGCAATATATCAACTACGTTCACTATGGTCTAGAATGGGATTATAAAGGTGGTCACGGGACGCATACTTATAACGATAAAGAAAAGCGGGACGAAATGTTTAACAGGTTACGCGCTGCATTGGCCGTGGCTGAAATAAAAGAGACTAAGAATGTTAAGGTGTAAGCATCCATCGCCGCACAGCCGTCACCGACCCTGCGGTAAAAAAGCGACCTATATGGTCCAGGAGGAGCCGGAATTTCCGGTTTGCGAGGAGCACGCCCACTTCTATTCTAGGATTAAAAAGATAGTACCAAAGGCGTATTAGAGGAGGTAAGGCAAGGTGTTTAGACGATTGATGGTGAAAATAATGGTATGGAGATTACGCCATAATAGGCGAGTTATGGCTGGTCTTGAGAAAAGTTTACAGGAATACAAAGAAGGCAAATTTAAACCCTGGTCAGAAGTAAAAAAAGAGTTAAATATTGAGTAATTAAAGGTGATACCATGGAGTTCAATCAAGACGAACTGCTAAAACTTGTAGCCCAGAATTTAGACCTGCCGGAAGCTATGGTTAAACCAGAAGCTACCTTCAAAGAGGATCTCGGTGCTGACTCACTGGATTTAGTCGAGATGGCGATGGCTCTCGAGGAGAAATATGGTGTCGATATATCGGATGAAGATATGGAGAAGTTTACCCGGGTCCAGGATGCTATTGATTATATGAAGGGAGTGTAAATGAGAGAGAAGCTAATATCTATCGGTTATGCCGTCCCGGAGTTATCCTATACCCAGGACCAGATTTTTGAGCTTATTGGCTATCCCAAAGGATGGCTGCGGTTTTTTCGGGGCAGTGGGATAGATAAGAGGCACTTCTGCATACCGCTGACTCAGGCCATGAAATTGTCTCTTCAAGAGCAGCAAGACCTTTATATACCTAAAGCAACGGAATTATCCTGCCAAGTGATATTGAAGTGTCTTGACGGTAGAGACCAAAAGAAAATAAACCGTGTGGTGTACGGTAGCTGTACGGGTTTAGCTCCCGGTCCGACAATAGCCCATTATTTTAGTGCCAAACTTGGTTTCGCGCCTAATGTATTCGTAGCAAATAATTCTGCTATGGGCTGCGAAGGAGCTTTTCCGGGATTAAAAATAGCTTTAGACCATGTCAAGGCTAACGGCGGTATGGCACTGGCGGTCAACTGTGAACTTTCCAGCTTAGTATTTTGGCCGGAAGATGACGTGGCACGACGGCCTGACCCAGAGAATGATTTTGAAGTAGCGCGCGCCAATGCTGTTTTTGCGGACGGGGCGATGGCGGCACTAGTTGGTTATGACGACGACTGGCGGCACCCGTATATTCTTGATATGGAGACTTATACCGAACCTAAATATGCCGACGAATTAGGCTTTATCTGGCGGAACGGACGTTTAAGAGTAAGGCTCTCGAGACGGGTACCAGAATTGGCTCCTTTAGTAGTAAAACCGGCGGTCGATGCGGTGTTGTCGAGAATGAATATGAGGGTACCGGATGTCAGATGGTGGGTTATTCATGCGGCCGGGAATATCGTAATTGATAATATCGGTAGGGCGCTCAATCTACCAGAAGAGAAGTTGTTTCTTTCGCGGGAGACATTGAGACTCTACGGTAACACCTCGAGCACGTCGGTGGGGATTACTGGGAAGCGTCTGATGAGTGAGAGTATTCAGCCGGGTGATTACATTATGATGCTTTCCGTAGGTCCCGGAATGAGCGGAGGCGCAACTTGCCTTCGTTTTGGCGATAAACGAGTAGTGGCTATCGTCGGTAATGAATCGGAAATGAAACGAAAAGAAATAAATATAGCATGGTCAGGAGCGATGGTATGAATTGGGATGAACTACTCATAGAACTTCAACTGAAAGGCGTAAAAGTCCGTGTTACTCTTAATAAAGATGAGCCATTTGTAATTGAGTGTGAAGACGAGGTGGTCGCCGGATATGTTGCTAAACTTATAGCTAGTAAGGGTTTAACCATAATAGGCCCCGATGGAGAAAAAACAGTAGTTTATCCAAAGGTTAGGATAATAGACGGAGAGTGAGAAATGAAAAAGAAACTTATGGCACACTTATTCCAACTCCCGCGCTGGTTCGCAATTCCCTTCTTCGGCGCGTCGGCATTGCTTGGGTCCGTACTGGCCGGTGGCATTACCGCTAACGCCTGGATAGCGTTTGTCGCCTGTCTGTTAGTCATGGCTGGCGGACATTCCTTTAATTCCTACCTGGACTACGCGTGGACCGGGTTAGATAAAGGTGAGTTAGAAAACCGGAGCGCGGAAAAGACCTATACCGGCGGGCAGAATCTTCTCGAGACGAAAGTAGTTAGTCTCAGTGAAGTATTTACCAATGCTGTGTTCTGGTATATTCTATCGGCAATCCCAATAATATATCTGGCGACCAGTGTAACCTGGTTGATTATTATTCCCTGGGTAGCGGGGATGCTGATGACGTTCTGGTACTCTAAGAGCAAATTCAACTATACCCATGAACTCGCTCTCGGTTGTGCAGTCGGGCCAGTACCGATGATTATTGGTATGTTAGCAGTTAATCCCGCAGCAAACTGGGTACACGTCCTATTAGTTAGTGTACCCTTCGCTATCGTACTTAGTTTTGCCGGGTTAGCCATTGATGAATGGCCCGATGCTGAAGCTAATCTTAGAAAGGGTGTGAAGAGCCTGGCGTATGAGGTGTGGAAATGGTCAGATTATGTGTCGATAGACCGTCCAGATTATGCTTTAGGCGAACTATGGGTAAAATCCCTGTCTACTCTCCAATGGTACCTGACTGGCTGGTTCTTATTCATGTTTTTCTACCAGGGAGTACTCATCAATCTAAATATCTTGAAACCTCTTACCGGGCTGGCCTTCCTGGCATTTCCCTTCCTGATGGCCTGTATGCTAAAACTCAAGTCCAGTTTTAAGAAGTGGGCAGCGATTACCGTTATCGTCGGTGCCTTATATGTGATATTACTGTTGGTAGGACAGATATTGGGTTAATCGGGAGTGTGTCATGTTGCATACTCACTTTTTCCCTACTATATTACCAGTGGATGGTGAGGAATGTATTGCTTCGGGGAAATGTGAGTGCGGGTTAGTTAAATATTTTATTGACTACTATGGGGAGACTAAAGAGGGGATTTCACTAAAGGGATTAGAGAAAAGAGTAGCCGAGCTTAATAAAAAGTCTGAGGCTGAGTTTGAGAGAATAAGGATACCGATACCACCAAGAGGGAACCGAGCATTGATGCGGGATTACTATGGGAACAATAAAGCCCGGATATTTGCTCAGGTTGGTAAATACGGTTTTAACGCCACTAGAAACAGGCTGAGGATTTCAAGGAGAACACTGTACTATATCATAAAGACTGTGAAAAATAAGATGCTCGCTAAGTAGTGTTGTTACTTGACATAAATAATTGCACTAGGGTAAATGAGTATAAAATATGGTGTTAGATGGCTTTGCCTAAAAAGTGGCACTTGCCCAAAAAATCAACGAGTTGCCCAAAAAGTCGGTTCTATCTCCAGTTCGTAAATTGATTGAATCAGGACGCGGAATAAATATTAATGACTATCTATAGTATACCCAATATATCACAAGGAATCACAAATAATCACAAACAACGGACATTATCGGATGTCTATGTAACTATAGGACAAGCATCAAGGTTAAGCCTTGTTAATAGAGCCACTATTAGAAGATGGATAAAAACTGGGAGATTAAAAGGGGAAAAAATGGGATTGGTTACTTTGATTTTAAAAGACGATGTAATAAAAATTGCTAAGGAAAGAGGAACTATGTAATATGGTAGCGAGCAATTTCGACTTTTTGGGCAGAAATGGCAGTTGCCTAAAAAGTAACCCCGAAAGCCGACTTATTGGGCAAAGGCGTGTTAGATAGATTATTTCCACCAAGACAGGTTACCTTTATTAACCGGGCGCTGGCGCCGTGGGTAAGGAAACCTCAAGGTGCGCTAAAGTGCTGTATCTGTGGCAGTTATGAGGTACTGCATATCGGTGGTATCAAAGACTTCTGGTTGTGCTTCAAGTGTCACACCAGACTCATATTTAAGAAAGAAGATAATAAGAGGTGAATGTTTTAGTCACGGGCGCCAGCGGATTCATGGGGAAAGCCCTGGCTGATAGACTATTAGAAGAGGGTCACGTTGTCTATGCCCTATCCCGTCATCCTCCCGCCGTAAGAGATGGTCTTATCCCGGTAGAGGGCGACGTGACGGTAGATAATCTTGGTGTTACCTACCTGCCTAAAATAGAACGTGTGTACCATTTAGCGGGAATCGTAAATCTCGGTCATGACCACGACGGCATGACATATAAAACTAATGTTCAGGGTACTGCCAATGTGTTGAAGTTCTGTGCTCGATACGAGATACCTCATTTATTATTCTGCTCAACGGCTTATACCTTCTGTCGTAATCCGTATGAACAGAGTAAAGCCGTAGCAGAGTTGATGGTACGCAATTCCGATATACCGTTAAAGACTATCTTTAAACCATCTATCGTGCTTGGGACTAAAGCGTACCCGGAATACGGTCATTTCTCACAGTTTGCCGCTACGTTTATCAGAATACACCGGCGGGCAGAAATCATCCGGCGCGGCGCGGAAGATATATTAAGGTTACCGGTTATAAGACCAGTATTCCGTGTCCGGGGTAATGGCGGGGGATATTTGAACCTGGTTAAGATTTATGATGTCGTTAATAAGATGGCGTCTGTAGATAAGCCCGGTACCTGCTGGCTGACTAACCGGAATCCGCCGAAACTGGGTTACCTGCTTAAACTTATCGGAGAAATGGCGATGGTTGAGGCAATTTTCGTAAATGACTTCCATGCTAACCTGATAGAATCACAGTTTAATCGACTGATTAGAGCCTTTCTGCCGTATTTAGGTGGCGATGACCTGCCTTCGGATATCGAGCAGTGTGAACTTACCGAAGATTTTCTAAGGTGGACAATAAATAACCAGTTACAAAGGGGATAGGTATGAAGCTAGTTAGCCAGAAGGTAGTAGACAATAAGCAGGGTGATTGTTTTGCTGCTTGTCTGAATTCTATTTTAGAACGCGAAGATGTGCCTAACTGTCATACCGATAGAGAGCGTCATTGGCTCTCAAAATACAATGAATTTCTAAAGCCGCTTGGTTATCAAATAAGTTATTTTACAGTAGGGCACGCACCAACCCCTTACGGACACTTTATTATTTCGGTAAAATCGTATCTATTCGAGGGTCAATATCATTCTGTAGTTGGGTACACAAATAACTTTGGCGAGAGTACGATAGTTCATAATCCAAATCCTGAAGACCCGCGTGGGGTAAATATACCAGTTGAGGATTGGAGGCTAATTTATTTCATCTCGCATCGTTTTGATTAAAAGGGGGTGATAGCTATGCTTAGTCCGTTTACTCCGGACCCTTTTAAGTAAAAGCGGGGTTAGTAGCATCCGCCAGAAAACACTCTATTCTTGACTAATACGGGAGGTGTGATAGAATAAGGCTATGGTTAGTGGATTATTTAATAGTCTGAGTCATTTACCCAATCCTACTGAAGCGCGTCTGTTGCTTCAGGAAGTCAATACCCTGGCAGACCATCTTACCAAAATACCACCGGAGCGCATCAAACAGGTTACGAATCTGCTCGATGATGTGATTGAACTGCAAAGACAGAACCCTGGTAATGTTGAGCCTTTGAAGATGGCCGTGCAACTGGTATGTGAAATCAACAAGTGCGACATGGGAAAAATTACCGAGATACGCCAGATTATAAAAGAGGCGGCTAAGTTATCGCTAAAGGACATCATCAGCGAAACCGGTTAAGGAGTAGGCTTATGGCCGATACTACTCAAGTAGCGAACTTTCTTTCCGAGATAGTCGCCCGGCTGAAAACGCAGGACCCGGCTAAAGGACCTTCACTACCAACATCATTAGATATTTCGTGGCCGGGATTCTTCGCTCGCGGTATACAACGGATAACTACAGAGGGAGTAAAAGCGCCTTATAAGACCGTCGCACAGAAGGGACTACTCGAGGAACTCAAGAGGGAGATACAAATAGTTACCGGCTGGCGACCGAAATAGGAGACGAAAATGGCAAGCATATTTAGCATTGAAAACGTGAAATTTCCTTCGCTAGTGACGATGAGCACTGATTTTACTATAGACGGTGAGCTAAAACTATTCAGCTTGCCTTTCTACGGCGTGATGTGGGTCGTCGCCAAGGTGACTTATCCGAAACAATGGTGGGAAATCATTGGGTCTCCAATTACGACTCAGACGGTGATAGCTACCCTGGGGAAGTTCAGTATTACTTTCCCTAAAGGTTTTGACCGTGAAGGTGATTATTTACTAGATATTGCCGCTTATCTGGGTCCGGAGAAGACGGAAAGTGCCGGTCCAGTTACCTCTGTTTCCGTGGAGATTCCGCCATTTCCGGCCATGGCTAGTACAAAACAGGCCACATTTACAGTATCCGGTACGGGTCCTGTTCCTAGCCCAATATCGTTTAGTATGAGTAATCCTACCATTAACCCCAGTACGGTAGAGATTGGCAAACAGACCGTGATTACCCTCCCGGTTAAGAATATAGGGACTCAAGCCCAGACAATTACTGTAGAGTTGCAGATTACTGAGATGGGTTGGTCCGATATAGCTCCGCCGGGAAGTATTGTTGGCGACCAGACTTTCGGTCCATATACCTTGCAGCCGGGTGATACCCAAAATGTGGTCTACAACTGGACCGCGGCGGGTGCTGCTACAGGGAAATGGATTGTTGCTAGTATATTTATTAATAAAGTTCTTACGCCTAACACCGGACCGAATAATCCGGAGATATTCAAGCAGCAGTTTGAAGTTATCTCACCGGTAGTTAGCTTCCAATTACTCAATCCGGTGCTGGTGCCGGCGGATGTCGAACTCGGTAAGGTAACGCAGATTACCTTCGACGTGGTCAATAACAGCACTGACCCTCAGACAGTCAACCTGCATGCCGATATTACCGAGATGGGCTGGTCTGATATAGCTCCTCCGGGAAGCATAGTAGATTCGCAAGATTTTGGACCGCAGACTATCCAACCCGGTGCTCATTGGAATCCTGTCTGGAATTGGACAGCCAAGGGTGCGATTACAGGTAAATGGATTGTGCTTTCGCTAAAGGATAACAGCGGCAATCTGACACCTAATACCGGACCGAACAATCCCAATATCTTTAAACAGGAGTTCCAGGTGGTGGCTCCGGTAGTCAGCTACCAACTATTGAATCCGGTATTGGCTCCGGCTGATGTTGTTTTCGGGCAGGTTGTGCAGATTACCTTCGACGTGGTCAATAACAGCACTGACCCGCAAACGGTCAACCTGCATGCCGATATTACCGAGATGGGTTGGAGTAATATTGCTCCGCCAGGTAGTATCGTGGACTCTAAGGACTTCGGACCGCAGACTATCCAACCCGGTACGCATTGGAATCCCGTTTGGAATTGGACGGCTAAAGGCGCGATCACGGGCAAGTGGATTGTGCTTTCTTTGAAAGACTCAACTGGGACTCTTACGCCCAATACCGGACCGAACAATCCCAATATCTTTAAACAGGAATTCCAAATATTAGCGGCGACGACGCCCACACTTACAGTAACACCGACCACGGTAAATAGCGGCGGCACGGTATCGTTTACGTTTACTAACTTCAAAGCTAGTGCGATGGTGACGATTACCGGTTCCTTTAGCTCGACACCGATTACGGTTACGGCTAATGCTTCTGGAGCGGGTTCGGGAAGTTTTGCCGCCGTGGGCCCGGCCGGTCTCCAAACCCTGACGGCAACCGATGGTACAAATACTGCTCATGCTCAATTTACCATTACCGTCTCACCTACCCTGACCGTCTCACCGACGTCAATAAAAACCGGGGATAGTCTGACTTATACCTACAGTAATTTTGCGAAGAATGCTGCGATAACCGTCCAGATAGTAGCTTCGGATAGTACCATTATTAGTGCAGGTACCAGCCAGTCCGATGCTAATGGAAGTGGCAGCGGCGGACTAAAAATAAGCGGTACACCCGGTTTGTACTCCTTAATGCTCAGTGATGCTTCCGGAAACCTTACCAGCGCACAGTTTACCTTAACGGAGAACATCACCGGTTTAGTGGTTAGTTATAGCGGTACAATACCGAAATTAGCCGTGGGCTATGGGCTACAGTGCGCGGCGACGATTACTAATGCCGACGGGACCACGCAGGATGTCACCCAAAATACATTCACTGTCTGGTTGTCATCAAATCCGGCGGTAGCCACGGTGGATAATAAGGGGTCCGTTACGGGAGTGGGTGTGGGTACGGTTACTATTACAGCGAAATATACGGAGCCTATTGGTAGAGTAGCTCTTACCGGGACAGTGAATCTCCAGGTCGTGGCGACACCAGGTGAAGCAAACGAGCCAACTCCCTACGCTTTAAATATCAAGCCGACTTCGCCGGCCAACCTAACGGTTGCTTTTAACCAGCAGTTCGATGCCTATATCCAGTATAACCAGAGCGATATGATAATTTACCACGACAATACCGATGTGCACTGGCAGAGCTCAAATCCGGCGGTAGCCACGGTATCCGCCTATGGTATGGTATCCGGGGTAAGTGCCGGTACCACACAGATATTCTGTGTCTACGGCGGGGTATCCAGTAATAAGGTTACCCTGACTGTGGTAGCTGGTGCGTCTACGGCAAATGCCTCCGGCCAGGTGGTCGATGCGGTCACTCAAGCGGGGATAGCTGGAGTGACGGTGCAGATTGGCTCGGTCCAAGTCGATACTGACTCGGGCGGGAACTGGACGATGGCAAATGTACCGGTTGGGCCACAGACTATCACGTATAGTTTGACGGGTTATGTGACGCAGATGGTTAACGGCTGGACTATACAGCCGGGGGTAAATAATAATATTGGTAGTATGACTTTATGCCGGATAACTGGTAACTTGATTACTTTGCTGTCCTCCGGTGTCACGGCGGATTACTGGAATCTGCTTCTGAAGGATACTAATGGAAAGACTATTAGTATTATGTATGTGCCGTTGTCAGCAATGCAGAAGGTATATCTGCCCGATAGCTTTGCCTTCCCAGCAAACTTTATGATTACGGCATTCAAGTACATCGGGGTGAATAACGTAGCTCAGGTAGTGGATTGGCAGTCAATCTTCTCGACCTTACCCAATTACGTTACTACTCGATTCACCGGGCTGGGTACGTATGTGATGAATCTTTCTATTGGAGTCTTAACGAAGACAGGGTAAAAAATATGGCTGGAGAATATGTAAGATTACAACAGGCTCTGGCGCAACATGCAATGCCGGGAGGCCGGAAGGTGGCGGCTCAAGCCATGCGGGAATATCTTATCGCTGAAGGTAGTAATGCCTCCTTAGCCTCGTTAGGACTGAATGAGGCATATCCGAATATCATGCCACTTGATACCCTACCGGACCGGATTGAGAGTGACCCGGAGTTCGCTAAACTGATGCACAGTGTGGTAAACAACGTATATTAGGAGGCTATATGACTGTTACACTCTCGGTAGCCGACTTTGAGTTATCCACACGCAGTGCTTCTGGTTTCATCCTAAAGTATATCGCTCCCCGCATGGAACCCGTTATGCTCTACGGTCCGCTGGCGCGGCGTTTTCCATTTACTCTATCCGCACCGCATTCCGATGTGATTATTGTTGTAGGTCACGGTGATGACGATCAGGTTAACGGTCAGCACGATGCCATACTCTTAAAAGTAGGCGAGTATAACGATAATGAGGTAAAAAATAAAGTAATTTACTCCTTTTCTTGCCTTTCTGCGGTAGAACTCGGACCCGATTTGATTAATCGTGGCGCGACCGCATTCCTCGGTTGGAATGACGATTATTTATGGATGATCGACGAATCACAATTACTCACACCATGGAACGATAAACTGGCGGCTCCCTGTATCATGCCGGTGATTGACGGTTTAAATGCTTTGCTTGACGGTAAGACCATGAGTGAGGTTAAACAATTACAACTCGACAGTTATTCTGATTACGCCACTAGGACGGATGATGAATTAATCAAAGACCTAGTGCAGTTTAATCAGAGTAATTTTGTTTTGTATGGCGATCCGCAAGCACATATTAACCCAAGACCGCCGTTGCCCAGTATTTTTAATTACGTTTCTCCGCCGCCAATGCTCTTGCCGATTTGAACCAACAAACATTTGAAAAAATAAATTACACAGGGACTTGACAATACTTCGTAGTCATACTAAACTACATTACTAGATTCAGTAAAAGGGACTAGCAGGGCCTTCGCTTAGAAGGTTGGAAAGCTAGTCCCTTTCCTTTTTAGGCCGGGTCCTGCTACCTCTCGAAATATTCAGGAGGTGACCTATGGATTTCAGTCTCAAGCGATTCGGATTACCCTCGTCTCCATTCAGGGGAGGTTCCCGTGACTCCGAAAGACCACTCGACTACGAGGTACGCTCGGGATTCTCCGGACCTACTACCCCCAACCCCGGTGTAAATGCCCCTCATCAGGACTTCGGTGCACTCGTCAGTGGCTTCGTGGGTGACATTCAGGGTGTCGGCGGGAAGATCTGTGACATGCTGGACGTGCCCCTGGATGCGACGGTCAAAATCGAGGGACCGCACCGGATAGCCGACCGCTACCTCAACATGGCTTCCGGCGGGATACGCTTCGTGGTCGATAAAATAAGTAAATAAAAATAAAAGTCATTTAAGGAGAAGTGATATGGCGATAAGTAATTATAAAGACCTTTTGACGGAGGGGCTCGCTCTCCCGCTGGCCGTGGAAGCGAAATTCCCCAATGCACCGAAGATTTCCACGTATTTGACACAGGCCACTACCAAGCTACCCACCACACCCAATTTCCCCACGACTTTACCTGACCTGCCCACTCTGCCAGACTTACCCAATCTCGGTATCACCCTGCCGGGCGGCGGGCCGCTGGGCGGCGGCGCGCTACAGAAGCGGAAACCCATGATAACCAAGGTGGAAGAGTATCAAGTTATACCGCCGCGTACTGTGGAGCCGACACCGGGTGGGGGTACGGCTACCTTCCTGCAATCGGGCGGTGGGTCTAACTTTACCTTCAAATAATCGTGAGTAAATGTAAATAGGAGGACGAAAAAGAAATGGCAAATTATAATCTGATTACGGGTAAACTACAGAACCTGCAGAGCACACCACTCACCCAGGATGAGATGGCTGCTTTCAACCGCTGGTTTAATAGGCTGGTAGCGCAAAAGGCGGAGATTGATCTCGATATAGCCGCGTCCTTTGAGAAGCAAAAGGACTTCTACTCCTTCTGTGCCACTGTCGCCAAGAGTTACTTTGCGACCAATAACCTACCCTTTGTCCCGGAGGAACCGACGAGCGGTACTTTCGGTGTCCGGGAACTTCTGCCGGTAGACCTCGGCGCGAATGCGATTGTCTGGGGTACTCCACCCGCTACGGCTGCCTTCCATAGCTGGGCACAGGCACTCACCGTTGCTGCCGCTAATGGCTGGACGAATCTTTTCGGCACACCGGCAGCCCCCATTACCCCATCCAACACGCAGAGCTACCACAGTTTGCTGGCCTTCCACTCGCTGATTTCCTGGCAGCCGGGCACGCGCATCTTGGCTCTCAAGCACACGGTCAATGCCTATACCTATCCAGAGGTCAGCGTCGAGCAAGAAGCTAAGATCGACAAGCCGTTCAAGACCTTCAAACTAATCCCGCTGGAAGGCGACTTCCTGATTCATCCGACCGGCACCTTTAATACCCGGTTGGAACTCGAGAAGAATGTTTTCGCCAACGCCGAGACATATACTGAGCAGCTTGCTCTACTGGGCCTGGTGTTTGCGGAATATAGCTACCTGAATGCAGAAATTAACTAAACCCGGGGTGCTGAAGTAAATCTAAAACGGGAGGGCATGTATTATGGCCTATGACATAATATTTAACAGTCAAGACGGGCGTAAGATGGCTTACGTTACTGCACCGGGACAATGGGCGACCATTAAGAACGGTACCGGCGTTATTACCGGTTCACCGGTGGCACTGGTAGACGGTATTAATAATGTTGTCGGGATAACCGGGACGGGAACTCTTGTTATAACTCTACCCGCTGGTACCGGTGGTGTTTTGACAGCCGTCAGTGCTGGAGCCACAATCGCTGGTAGCCCGGTAGCTCTGTTGCCTGGAGTTAACACTATAACGATAACGGCTGTCGGTGCCGGAACGATCACGGTAACCTTTACCATGGTCGCCACGCCGACCATTCCGATTGAAATACCGGGTATCCGCACTATCGACGCCGTGATTAGTGCCTCTATGACTGGAGGTTACAAGGCAGACCCGGGTAATGTGGGCGTTGCGGGCAATATAGTCACCGTGCAGCCGCAGTATTATATTAACAATACCGGTGCGGCTGGTCCGGCCGCGAACGTCCCTAAAGCTACCGACCTGTCAGGTCAAACGATAGCCCTATTGGTGATAGGCCACTAGGCAAGGAGCGTCAAGATGGCTAATGATATAGTCTTTATTGGGCAAGATGGACGTAAAATCGCCTATGTGACCGCACCGGGACCCTGGGCGACGCTGGCTAACCTGACGGGTACTATTGCCGGTTCGCCAGTCACACTGGTCAACGGTGCTCAAAACCCAAATATCGCTACTGCTGGAACATTTGTTATCACTCTGCCGGCCAGTTGTGTCGGCACCGCCGCTACTAACGTGGCGACGGTAGTAGGTAGCCCGGTAACTCTGGCGCCCGGTACCAACGTTATCACGGTAGTCGGGGTAGGTGCTATCACGATAACACTGAGCTTCCTCCCGGTAGGCGCTACTTGTGCTAACCTGATAGGTACTGTTGGTGGGTCACCTGTTGCGTTGACGGTCGGTGCCAATGTTCTCGGTTTAACTGGTACTGGAACGCTGGTTGTAACTCTGCCGCCAGGTTATGCGGGAACCGCGGTAAGTGGTGCTGGTGGTGCCGTGGTTACAGGTAGTCCGGTTACCTTATATACCGGAGTCAATGTTATCACCGTAACACTGGGCGGCGGCAACGGCTTCACGATAAACCTAGTTCTTGTCGCGGCGGCGGTTATTGAAATACCTGGTATTCGCACTATTGACGCGGTGATTGAAGCCTCTATCACGGGAGGCTATAAGGCAGACCCGGCCTACGTGACGGTAGCAGGTAACAAGGTGACGGTACAGGTGCAGTATTACGCAAATAATAGTATTGCTGTACCGGGTGCGGCGATTGATGTGCCTTATGCCAATAACCTGTCGGCGCAAACGATAGCCGTGGCGGTAATCGGTCACTAACTGAATATAGAATTAGAAAATGCTAAAAATCCTCCCCACGAAGGTGGTGGAGGAGTGTTGAGGAGGATTTAATGCTGAGATTAGAATTTCCCCGTACTGTTGAATTCCCTCCCGCCAAGCGGGAATACGAAGTCAATGATTTTCTTACCTTTTCCCCTGCCTGGCCGACGCAACTGGGTGTCCTGCCCGGTCATACCTATCAGGTTATCTGGCGCGAGGATGTGCCTTACGATTTAGACTTTATCATAAACGCCGCTGACTGGAAGGATGTTAATTTGGCAGATGCGCAGGGCGGCCCTCCGGCCACCAGTGGAGTTGAAAACCTCTATCCCTACGGTACTAACAATACCCTCTATCA